CGTGATGATCCAGGCAATCGCACCTGAGATCGATGTCGTCACCGAACCCCACGCGGCAGCGAGGCCGTTGTTCAGGCCGGTGATGATGTCCATACCTGCTTGATAGAGCCAGTTCACCGACGTCACGAACTGCGTGATGATCCAGGCAATCGCATCCAGGCAATCGCGTTGGAAATCGACGACGTGACCAGCCACCAGGCGATCCGCATCCCTGTATCAAAGCCGCTGAACAGGCTGAGTCCGGCCGTGAGCAACCATGTCCCCGCGAGCGCAAAGCCGCTCTTGATCATGTCGGGCACGGTCTTCAACCAGGCTCCGACGACCTTCCAGTTGATATTCAGTCCGTCAACGAACCCCCTCAGGAACTCGAATGCTTTCGGAACCAGGGTCTCTCCGACATATCCGAGCACCACCGGCACGGCAACGATTGCTGCGAGCACCGCCTTACCGATGTCTGATTTGTGTTGCCATATCCAGGTTGTCATTCCCGAAATCAGCTCCCATGCCTTCGGGGCGAGCGTGCGGGTGAGATCGCCAACCTTGCTTCCCGCGATGCGTCCGAGCTCACCAAACGGGATAGTGGCAATCGCCTGGTCGTAGGCTTGCTTCAGTCCTATTCCGAGATCCTTCAGCTTTCCAGCGATCTTCCCCGCGAGATCGCTCCCGAATGACACGGCGGTATCGAAGATCGCTCCCCACGGAACTCGGCTGAATTGCTGCGCCGCCCATCGACCAATGCTCTCGGTCACGCTTCCGAGCTTGGCAATGAACGCCATGCCGACGTTTGATCCAACCTCGAACCCTTGCTGCAGAAGGGATATCCACGGCACTTTCTTCAGCTGGCCCAGGAACCACGACCCGACCCCGCTGGCAATGTCTGTGATGCCCCGCCNNGGGAGGGCGTCAGCAAGGCCGCGCAGGCCGCCGTCTTGGAACGCCCGGTACAGATCGCCGAACGCGTCCACGATCTTCAGCGCGCCCTCTGCCACGCCCTTGAGGGAGTCAGGGAACAGGTCGAGCAGCTGCTTGTTGCTGATCCCTTCACCGAACGCCATGGCGAAGATCTTGCCGAGCGCGGCCATCGTGGAGATCACCGCGCCAGCGGCGTCGCGGATCCCGAGGAAGTTCGTCGCGAAGGCGGCACCGAGCAGCCCCACCGCGACGATGATCAATCCCACCGGTCCAAGCAGCAGCGCGAAGGCTGGGAGCATGGCGCCGAGGATCAGGAGCACCGGGCCGAGCGCCGCGGCGACGATCGCCGCCACGGCCGCGATCTTCTGCATTCGTGGCGAGAGGTTCTCCAACCGGGTCATTAGCCGGTCGAAGAACTTGCCGAGCTTCTCGACGGTGGGTAAGAGCAGCTTGCCCCACTTCGCGGCGAGATCCACCCCGCGCGCGGTCAGCCGCCGCTTGATGTTGGCAAGACTGTTCGCCGTGCGGGCCGCGTCGCCCTGGGCGTCACCGAGCCCCTCCGTGATGAGCGCCGTGCGCGCCGTCACTTTTTCGGCATCGGTGAGCTGATCGATCGAGGTCTTGCCGGTGTCGTTCAGCGCGCGCTGCGCGACCTTCGCCTCATCGAGCACGATGCCGTATTTGCGCAGCGGATCGTACTGCCCGACCAATCCGGACTGGAGATCCGCAAGCGTCTGCTCGGTGGGCAAGTTGTAGAAACTCGCGAGGTCGCCGGCCGCGCCGACGATCGACATACCGAATTTGCCCGCCTGGTCGGCAGTCACCCCAGCGCCCTTGTAGAGCTGCCCCAGCGTGTTGACCGTGGAGAGCGCCGCGGCGTTGCTGATGCCGTAGGCGTTCGCGGTCGTCTTCCCCCAGGCGATCACCGAGGCGGCGCTCTTGCCGTAGATCGTCTGGGTCGCGCTCACGGCTTCACCGAGGTCGGACGCGGCCATCACGGCTTTGCCCGCCCCGGCGAGGATCGGCAGGGTCNNATGCGGATGACGCCCGCCGTGGCGGCCGCGCCCGCCGTGGTCAAGGACTGGCCCCACGAATTGAGCTTTGCCTTGGTGCCGGCGAGGCCCTTGGAGAACCCGGCGTCATCGAGCCCAAGCTGGACGAGCAGCTTCGCGAGCGTGGCCATTAGCCGCTCCCTCCGAGCATGCCCACGAACGCGGCCATCGCCGCCTCCGGGTCCAGCTCGACCGGCTCCTCAGCATCTTGATAGAGCATGAAGTCGCGAACGGTGAATGCTTGGGTGCGTGCCTTCCGATCGCGATGGATCTCCGCGAGCACCGCGGTGAGCTGTGCCATGTAGACCTCCAATCGCTGATCGGGCGGCGGCTCCAGGGAGAAGTACGCGCGCCATTCGGTGAGCTCCCGGGCGGAGATGCGTGAGAGCAGCTCCGCCACGGGCATGCCCAGGGCCAGAGCTAAGCGGAAATAGCCGCGCCGCTCTGGCCGTTCGTGAAAGCCGCCGTCAGCTCCGCTTCGTCGGCCTCGCTCATGCCGCTCAACCGCGCGGCGACGTCGTAGAGGCGGTTGATCGCCGCGGCGCTCTTCGTTCCAAGGAATGCGGCCTCCCCGTCCGTGAAGACGCGGTTGCCCTCGTCGTCGACGATCGCGAGCACCAGGAAGCGCGCGCGAAAATTCGCCGAGTTGATGCTGACGCCCTTGCCGTTCGCCTTGACCTTGGTCATCGAATCTTCGAACGCATCGCGCTCCTGGCCGGTGAGGCCACGAACCCGAACCGTCATGTCGCCCCACTCGGGCACCACGACGTCTTCGTGCTGCGCGTCGACGAATCCGAGAATCTGTTCTTTGATCGACTTGCCCATAGCTCTGTTTGCCTCCAGTGATAGTGGTGCTCGGCGCCCGGGCCCCTGGAGGCAACCAGACGCCGGGCGACCGAACACCCGAAACGATTAGGAAACGGTGACCGCGCCCGTCGGCCGCAGCGTGATGCTGGCCGTCACGACGCCATCCGCGGGGAAATCCAGTTTGAAGTCGCTGACGATCGCCGCGAACGCCGCCGTCTTCGAGGACGTAAGTGTCGCCATGACCAGCTGGAAGTTCCGCTTGGTCTTGTTGTTGGCGTCGTTGTAGAGACCACCGGCAAAGCCCTGCGTCGCCGCGGCGTTGAAGTTGAGCTCGATCGAAATCTCGCCCGCTTCCTTCAGCGTCCCGATGAACTCCCGCCAGCCCGCGCTGTCGTGGCTCNNGCTGATCGACTTGACCTCGGCGATCGTGGTGAAGACTTCCGAGCCTCCCCCGTCGCCGATCTTGAGGAGCGTTCCCTCCGCTGGTACCGCGATCGTTGCCATGTCCGAATCCCTCCACGCCGCCGAGGTCGGCAGCGACCGGTCGCCCTAGTTGGGCAACGAAATCACGCCGATCTTCACGGCGGTATTGCTGGCCTCGAGGTAGAGCATCCCGTCCGTCTGGCGCCAGCCTTCGAGACTCAACGGGCCGAGGACGTGAATCGCGCCCGCGGCGATCGTCTGCGTGGTGATGTGACCGGTCCGTCCATACGGATCCGCGACACTGGTGATCGTGTAGGTGTAGGAGCTTCCGCCGGTGTTGTGGATCAGGATCAGCTCGCGCCCGGTCAGCGCGACCTGCTCGTGGTTGGTGGTGTCGACGGCCGTCATCGTGACCGCGACCCCGGCGGCGGGGTTCGGTCCTGGCGACGTCGTCTTGGTCAGCGTCTGCCTAGCCATCGGCGGGCTCCTTTACCTTCTTGGGCGGCCGCTCTGGTGGAGCGGGGATCGGGTGAACCTGGTCGATGTGCTCGCGCACGCGGGCTTCCTCAAGGGAATCGAACGGGCAGAACGGGCAGGTGAACTGCTCATTGCCCGCCCAGATGCCGACGGTCGGCTCGCGTCCGGTCGTCTTCACGTTTGCCATTTAGACAATCTCCTCATGGAGCTCGATCTGCACGATGAGCTCAACGCCGAACGCGTCATCACTGCCCCACTTCCGAATGTCGAACGTGCCGCCCGTCACGGAGATCAAGCGCGTCACCGTGCCGTTGAAGCGATCGCGCGTGAACCCGGCGAAGATCCCCTGACGCATCGCATCCAGCGCCGTGGTGGCACTGGCAATCGAACGTGGGAGATCTGCCTCCTGGGTCAACCACAACACGATCAGATCGTCCGTGGTGCGAAACGTCGGCTTGCCTGCTTCCGTCGCGTGCGCGTCTGGAACGGCCTGGCCGGGTTGCGGATAGACCAGCACGACCGGCCATTCGTTCACATCGTCAGGCGGTTGATCCGGGACCTGCATGACACCCGAGATGCCGCGCAGATCGGCCGTGATCTCACGGATGGCATCGCTAAGCGCCACGCGCGGCCCCCTGTTCGATCTCTTGGGCCATCAGCTGCAGCCAGCCGGGGATCTTGGCCTCCGCTTCGTCCACAGCATTTCTGAGGTAGCGCCGCGGCTTGAGTCCCCCGCGGCGGCCGATGATGTCGCTCACGATCTTGCCGAAGGTGCCGGGCGACGCCGAGGCATCCGTTAACGCCACCTTCCGCGAGCTCGTGTGGAACCCCTTGCTGATCGCCCAGGCGTCCAACGCGGCCGGCGGCGGAAAGTGCCGCCGGTGACTGGCGCTTGGTGAGTCCGAAAGCAACCCGGTTCCGAACTCCATCGGTTCGCCGTGCGGGGCGTTGGTGCCGACCCGGGCGTACCGAGGAAGCTCCCCGGCGTCGATCTCATGCGTGATGCTCCGACGCAGCTGCCCGCGCCAGACCGGGGCGCCCTGCTTCGCCTTGCGCTCGACACTGAGCGCCCATCGGTTCAAGAAGTTGCGCCACGGCTTTCCCGCGAGCACGGCGGCGTCGAGCTTGTTGAGCAGCTCGGCGACGCCCTGGACGTGGATGCGCTGCCCGTCGCTCACAGTGCCACCGCCTGTGAACGAATATGGGGTAAAATTGGGGCACAAAAGGCCCGGGCGGCGGTGGAACGCCCCCGGGATGGCATCACAGGAGGAACCCTGCCATGCACCCCGAGTATACCCCCGAGTTTATTGATCGATTCTGGGCACGCGTTGATCGATCCGGTGGAGACGACGCCTGTTGGCCATTCATGGGCTGTCGCGTCTCTGGCGGATATGGCCAGGTTTCCATTGACGGAAGACGGAGCGGCGCACACAGGATTGCGCTTGAGTTGGCGATTGGTCCGATCGGTGATTTGTGGGCTCTGCACCACTGCGACAACAAGCCATGCTGCAACCCTCGTCACTTGTACGCAGGAACCAATGTCGAAAACGTTCAAGATCGAATCAAACGCCCGACTCCATACGTGCCGCATGGACCCGAGACGTTCCGACGGGGAGATCGCCATCAGAACGCTCGTCTGACCGAGGACGACGTGCGTTCTATTCGGGTCGCTGTGGCAAGTGGCGTCACCACTGTCGCACTGGCTGCGCAGTACGGAGTGAGTCAATCCACTGTTTGGAGTGCTGCTCATCGCGAAACCTTCAAGCACGTCGAATAACTCCTACAGAGCCAGCACCCGGTACGGCGCGATCAAGATCTGGACGTCCGGATCGATCCGCGAGATCGTTTGCATCTGCCCCAGCTCGGGAGCCCCGACAACGCCGAACGGTGCGCTCTGTCGCTTCCACAGCCGGTGCGCCTGCAGCGCGGTCGCTTCGACGATCGGCTCCGGCACGGCCGGCCAGCCCCACACGCCGGTGATCCGCATGCCCTTCGGATAGCCGACGAACGCCCGCGTGCTCGCTGGCGACGTGCGGACCTCCGTGTAGGGCCAGCCGCGATCCTCGGCGTCGTACGGGAAGAGATCGAAGTCGGTCGTCGCCCAGGTCGTCAGATACGCCCGGTTGCCGTTATCGCCCGCGATCTCGTCGACGCTCACGAGATCCGGCACCTCGAGCACGTCACTCAGCTGCGGCGTGAGGTACTTGACCGTGCTCGCGTCCGATTGGTTGAAGCACCGACCCGTCCACTGATCGATCTGCCGCGACGCCGCCTTGAGCACGCGCTCAATGGCCGCATCGTCTCGAGCGTCGCTGATCTTCATCCGCGACTTCATCTCGGCAACGGTCAGGTACGGGTCGGTGAGCGCCATGACTTAGGCGGTCTCGTTCGGGCCGCTGCCCTGCGCGGTCTCGGACGGCTTCTTCG